GACAAAGATCTTTCTCTGGAAGCGGTGAAGGTTTCTTCGCAGAAGATGCAACATACGGTTTCACTGATTTATACGATGCGTATGTAACACGTGCAGCAGTTGTTGTAACATGGACTACAGACGTATCCGGAGATGTTGAGTACAGTGGAAGTTGTCACATAACCTCATTGGGAAGAACTGATGGCCTTGAAGAATCAAGTACCTTTTCAGTATCTTTTGAAGGCACCGGCGCAGTGACAAAAGCAACGGTTTAGTTTTTATCTTGTTAATGTGTGATTTAAGGGGTGGGTATTTTGCCCACCTTTTTTTTTACATATTAACTTGCAAACACACAACAAATTAAAATTAAATACACAAAAATGATTAAAATTAAAAACAAAGAGTACAAGTTCAAATTCGGATTCAAAGCATTATTAATGTACGAAAAAGAAACCGGATCAAGCGTATCTGCAATTGGTGACAACATTAATATGAGTACTTTGGTAGACATTGCATATTGCGGTTTAAAAGCAGCAGGCGAAGAAATTACCAGAGACTTTGTAATTGATGCCATTGATGAAGATTTTGCACTTATTAACGTATTTACACAAGCAATGCAGGAAGATATGGCGGCATTGAATAACATGGGCAAGGAGGCAAAAAAGTAAAATTGCCATTGGTTAATTGGATAAGGGGGTTTGTTTTAGGCGTTTTAAAGCAATCCCCACTATCACTTGACGAATATACAATGGCGGCCATATTTGATGCCTACATAGGGCATACAATAGGCGAAAACATAAAGGCACGCACGCAATGGGAAACTGCAAGATTTGTTTCTTTTGTAACCTTGAAAAGTGCAGGAAATAAACGGATGCACAAACCACAAGATTTGATTAAATTCGAGTGGGAACAACAAGATGACAAAAAAGGCACTGGCAACAATGCTTGGACAAAAGAAGAAATAGAACAATTGAAAAAACAAAAACCGAATTGGTTCAAATAAAATGGCAAAGAAGAATGTAAACTTAAGAATTGGTTGGGACTTAAAAGCGTTTTCAGATTCAAGTCAAAACTTATCAAGGGAACTTACTAAGGTAGGCAAGCAAATGAAAAGCGTGGGCAAAGACATGTCCACATACATCACTGCGCCATTGGCCATAATGGGTGGTTTAGCCGTTAAGACATTTGCAGACTTTGAACAATCAATGGCAAAGGTTAAAGCAATAAGTGGTGCAACCGGTGCAGAGTTTCAAAACCTTAATAAGTTAGCAAAAGATCTTGGAATAAGTACAAGATTTTCGGCATCTGAAGTTTCTGACTTGATGCTTAATTACTCAAAATTAGGTTTTTCTTCAAGTGAAATTGAGAAAATAACCGGTGCCACATTAAATTTAGCACTTGCAACCGGTGAAGATTTGGCAAAAAGTGCTGAGGTTGCAGGGGGCGCATTGCGTGGGTTTGGATTAGATGCAAGCCAAATGGATCGTGTTGTTAATACAATGGCGGCAGGGTTTTCAATGTCTGGTCTTGATCTTGATAAATTCCAACTTGGAATGGGAAAGGTTTCAGCAGTTGCAAAAAATGCTGGTCAAAGTATAGAATCCACAACCGCAATGCTTGGTATTTTAGCCAACAATAATATTGAAGCATCAACGGCAGGAACCGGATTGAAAAACATCTTATTGACTCTTTCAAAAACTGGGATGAGTTATGATGAAGCAATGAATAAAATTGCAACATCAACAGATAAGAATAAAATTGCAATGGATATGTTTGGTCGAGAAAATGCGGCCGTTGCAATTACACTTGCCACAAGTAAAGATGCAGTGAATGAATTAACTGATTCTATATTAAACGCAAAAGATCCTGCGGCTGCAATGGCTGCAATAATGGACAATACGTTGCAAGGTTCAATGTTTAAATTGAAATCAGCAACAGAGGGTTTAGCCATTTCTTTTGGTGAAGTTATGGCACCAGCAATTGCATTTTTAGCAGATCTTTTAGCAGGCATTGCAATGTGGTTTTCTGAATTAAGTCCATCTATGAAAACCGCAATTACTGTTGTTGCAGGTTTAGCGGCTGCAATTGGGCCCTTAGTTTTTGTTATTGGATCATTAACGGTTGCATTCGCTGCACTATCGGCCGCACAAATACAAACCACATTAATAATTGCAGGCGTTATTATTGCAATTGGGGCAATTGTTGCTGCATTTTTATACGTTAAAAATAACTTGCAAGCGTTTAAAGATTTCTTTTATAATGCGTGGGTTGGAATTGCAAACGGATTTATTGACATATTAAAATCAATGGTTACTCCATTTTTAAAATTTGCCAATATTTTAGGCTTAGACATTGGAACCGGAATAAATGCCTTCTTAGATTCTTTTAAATTAAAATCGAGGGAATCAACTGCGCAGTTTGGATCGTTTAAGGACACTTTGCAAGATGTTAAAAAGGATTTAACTGAAACAACAACGGAAATTGATAAAACCACAGAATCAGTAAAAGATTTAGGAAAAGAAGCAGCAAAGCCAATTAAACTTGGAATTGACTTTTCAAAAGGGATTGAAGCGGCAAATTTGCAAAGTCCTGCAATTGATGCAATTCAAAAAGGCTTAAAATCAAAAGGCCTTAAATTTGACGAACCAATAAAAGCACCGGTTCAAATAGACATTAAACCTATCGAATTATCACAAGAACTTTTTGATCAACAAGCCATTGCAGCAGCAAAAAAACAAGCGGCTGACTTGGGCGAAGAAATGGGCGATGCATTAAGTTCTGGATTGAAAGCATTAGCAACAGAATCACTTGCATCGTTTGGGGATTTTATTGGGGATTCATTAACTTCAAAAACAATGATGAATGATCAGTTGAAAAATACTGAAGAGCATTATGACAATCTAATAAAAGCAGCAAAGCAAAATGGTGAAGACATTGCAAAATTAGAGCAGGAAAAAGCTGACATGGTTGCTCAAATTCAAGAATCATTTACTTTTGAAAATAGAGTTGAAGATTTTGGCAGGGGCTTACTTGATTCAATTGGTAAGTTCATGGGCCAATTTGGTGAAGCTATGATCGCAATGGGTATAGCACAAGTTATGTTGGATGTAGCAATAAAATCTTTTAATCCTGCACTTGCTATAATAGGCGGTGTTGCATTAGTTGCAGCAGGGGCCGCAATATCAAACCTAAGTCAAAAGGGGGTTTCTGCAAGCGGTTCTGGAGGTTCATCCTTTTCAGGTGGCGGTGGTTTTTCATCCATGAGTGGAATAGGTGCAAACATGCAACCAATAGTTTTAGATACCAGAATAAGCGGCCGTGACATGATAATTACACAAGGAAGAGAATCACAATTTAAAAGATAAATGTTATTATTTACAAGCGAATTAAAAAGTCTACAGGACAAAAATTATAGGGTTGATTTTCATTCAAATACATACATAGGAATTGATACGCCAATAATAGGCGGTTCCGGTAGTGTTATTTATGTTAGTGAAGATTGGACAGATTATTTAGAGGTTGGTCAAGACTTATACCTTTACACCGGTGATTTAGCAACTGGCACAACTTTATTTGATGCCTACAAAGCAAGAGTTGAAGCAGATGGGGGTGTGGTTGAAAATGATCTTTGTGCAATTGGTTTTTTGTCAGAAAGAAAAGATGGTGCGGTTGTTTCATTCACTTATAATTCGGCTTTAAATAGAACAGAAATCACACTTAGTGGATATACTTACACTGATCAAACACTTGTTACAAATAACACTGATTCGGCAAATAGTTTTATTCCTACATTTTCACCTGCATTGCTTGGATTGAATACACAATGGGATACAGATGGCAACATTATGGATTCATTGATGACTTCATACAGTGACATCACATATTCAAATCCAAGTGAGTACGCTTACTTTGATCGGTTCTTTGACAAATACAGAGAATCCGATGATAGTGATATGACAGTGGCAATTTACCTTGAAGATGCACTTCATTGGGCTGGTAATGTAATTGTTGATTTAATTGAATGGGAAAACATAAGCAAGCCAAGACCATATACCATTCGTGCAATTGATGGCATTGATAGGCTTAAAGACGTTTTTTATGATGGTGACTTGCTTAATTTAGGCAGGATAAAGGTAATAGATGCAATTAAAAAGATATTGGCACAAAACGCCTTAGAATCGTTTTGGGACAATTCACAAGACTACATTCGTGAAAGTATAGAATACAAAAGTCTTTCTGTTGATGGTTGGAATGTTAGCGATAGTATTTTAGATTACACCTATATTCCAGAAAACTTATTTGTAAATAAACAAAGTGACAAAAATGAAAGCGAATTTCTAACTGGGTACGATGCTTTAAAAGGAATCTTAGAATTATTTAGTGCAAGAATTGTACATTGTGAAGGTGCTTATTACATCCATCAAATAAGAAATTATGATGGGGGTGGGAACTTTTACATAAGGGATTTCAATAAATTAAATAACACCTACAATCTAACTGCATACGATTTCAATAATACTTCACTTCGTATTTTAGGAGGTGGCAAGTTTGGTTATTTATTTGGGGCCAAGAAGTCAGAGATAGAAATTAAGGGAGCAAAAGTTACTTCAATAGTTGGAAGTTTAGGTGGTGATCTTGATGTTAATATTTTAGCTGGTGTAACTAAATTAAGCAAACGAAGTTTAAGAAGATCAGCAGGAATAGTTTATTATGATCCAGAAGTTTTTTATGAAGTTGGTAATGTAAAAGGAGGTCTGGATTTGGGCAACATAATGAGCATTAATTTTGTTGCATCTTCTGTATTTGGGTTGCAATTTCCTTTTGTTGCTGCAAATAGATATAAATTAATAATGCGCTTAGAAATTACAAGCGGTGATAAATTTATAAAAGGTGGCAATGGTATTCCAACATATTGGGGGGATGATGCAAGTACACCGAACAGATATTGGGATCAAACAATTGATACATACAACAATCCTTTACCGGTAAATATAACTTTTAGAACACCGGTAATTCCTTTTGATTTAGATGATTGCCAAATACGTGTTTCGTTTAGCGTGGTTCAAAATGTTGGAACAACACCAACAACCGCACTTGTTTTTGAAATTGACAAATTAACCTTATCAATACCAACTGCATCCGATAGTAATTCAGATAGTGAATTTGTAACAGTTGAAAATATAAACACTAAGTACACAAAAGATTTGGTTCTTAGTCCTTTGATTATATCCGAAACAAGCCCATTGGTAAGTGCATCAATTTTAAGTGTTGATGAAAATTACAATAGTTCGCCGCAAAGTTTAGTAAATGTAGGAACGTGGGATGGTTCATTTGATTTGCAAGGTTCTTTGTCTGCACTTAGAGTGTTAGAGGCAATGAGTTTGCAATTTAGACCGATAGAAAAGTACATGGGCGGTGTTGAAGGTTTTTATTATCCTATTCAAACGCTAAATTATAACGGCAAAAAATATGCTGCATTAAACATTCAACACAATTACGACACGGATGAATACAGTGGGGATTGGTTTGAGGTGGCAACGGCAAGAACTGGTTTGTCAAGTGGCACACAAGGCGGCAATCAAGGTGGCCCATTGGGACAACAAGGGTCAGAGCAGGCGCCAGAAAGAATGCTTGATACCTTTATTCAACAAAACACAGTAGGTATAATTTCTGAAGTGTTGCCAGTTGGTGCAATTACAGAATTAGTATTGCAAGACTTTGATTATGATGATCTAAGAAAAGGTGATGTACTTTATGTTTTAGAACCAGAAACAAAATTGAAGGCCTGTGAATTTGTTGTGTTAACAACACCTAATCCAATGGACACAATCATTGCAGTTGAAACGGTTACAATTGATTATGACATTCCAGCAGGGTGTGAAATAGTATTTGGATATAGACAAACAGTTGTTTCCGAAAGGGTTCGCGCAAACATCTTCCAAATGAAAGGGAATGCGGCCGATCCTCGTGATGTGGATTATTTGCAAGACGGCGAGTTTGTATTTTACGATGAACACGCATATTATAAGAATCCTATTGATGGATTTGTTTACAAATTTAACGGGGCAAAATTAAACCCATAATGCCATCAATGCCAAAAAAGGTGTATGGATTCACACCACAGAAACAAAACAAGCAAGCAGAGCAAAAGAATTGGCTTAAAGACAAAGAACACGAAAAATTCTACAATTCAAAAGCGTGGCGGCACCTATCTTTATCCTATAAAATGAAACATCCAGTGTGTGAGGTTGAGGGGTGCAATCAACCTTCATATTACACTGACCACATTATTCCAATGTCACAAGGTGGCGATGAATGGAACGAAGATAACTTTCAAGCATTATGCAAAAGTTGCAATGGAAGTAAAACCGCGAAGCAAACTTCTAAGCAAAGAATGTTAAAATAATTACAATTAATACAAAAGTCAATTAAAGATATTTGCACATAATGATCGGCGGTGCAATATATCAAATCTTAAATGTTCCAGAGGTGACAAACTTGGTTGAGCAGTTAAACTTTGGTTTAGCACCACAAGAAAACCTATTTCCGCGTATTGTAATAACCGAAAGAAGCACACCAGAGAATTACAAAGATGGTTATTCAATCATCAACCATGATGTTGAAATAAACATTTATGCATCAAAGGCCAAAGATGGCAATGGTGGATTCCTGCAAGCGTCAAACATAGCGGATATGGTTGAATTTAAACTTTACCGATACAAGGGAATAATAGGCGGCAAACGAATAGATCAAACATTGTTGAGTAATCAAGAAATATTATTTGACAATTCAAGCCAGTGCGCGCGTGTGATAATGGAATATTCAGTGCGTGAAAACATCACCGGCATGCCACAAGGGGACATACAAGACTTAGTACAAACAATTTCAGCAGAGGGCGCAATATTAGAAAATTTAGCGTGTTTAGTTGATAACGTAACAAACTTATAAAATAAAAGAAAATGACAATAGAAGAATTAGTTGCTTTAAAAGGGGGCAAATATGCAGATAGCGGCGCAACAGTAACCGGCACAAATAGTACAAATTACCGATTTTTAGTTGTAAATGATGATGTAGCTTTTAGCGCATTAACAGATACAGATGATAATGATATTGTAGCTGAATGGGGCATTGCCGGTAAGACTATTACAAGCGGCATGGTATTAGCACCTGCAAG